CGAATTGCGGACGTCAAGTTTGAAGAAACCGAAGGCAGGATGACCCTCGAAGGGTATGCGATCGTCTTCCAACAGGAAACGCTGATCGGAGATGAAGAGTATGGCTTCATGGAAGAAATCGATCGGAATGCGCTTCAAGATACCCTGATGAAAGATGTCCCCATGAAATACAACCATATGGACTCGTTCCTTATCATCGCCAGAACCAAGAACAAGTCGCTCTCTCTTTCCGTTGACAACGTCGGTCTCAAAGTGCACGCCGAACTTCTGGACACGCAATCGAATCAGGACATCTACAAGATGGTCCGCAGCGGTCTGCTCGACAAGATGAGCTTCGCGTTCACCGTCGACGAACAGACCTGGAACAAGGAAGGCAAGATACCGAAACGCATCATCACGAAAATCGGCAGGCTGTACGACGTGTCCGTGGTGGACACCCCGGCCTATGATTCGACCAGCATCTACGCTCGTTCTTTGGAGTCCATGGATTTGGAACTGAAGGCTATGGAGTTAGCAGAGCAGACGCAACGTGCCGATCTATTGAAACACCGCATCAATATCAAAACCAGATACTAAATCAAAAAGGAGAACTTACACATGAACCTCGAAAAAAGACGCAAGGAAATCGAAACCCGACTGACGGAGATCCGCTCGCTCATCGAAGCGGAATCCGACGTCGCCAAACTCGAAGCATTCGACCAGGAATGCACCACCCTGCAAGAAGAAAGAACTCTCATCGACCACAAGATGTCCATCGCCACGAAAGTCGACATCAAACCGATCGTCATCGACACCCGGACCGACAACAAGGAAGTCCTCGAAACGCGCGGCAAGCAACTCCGCGAGAGTCGCGTGATCCAGGTCTCCAGCTCCGAAGTCCTCGTTCCCGAACACGTCGCCAGCGGACTCGCACCCGTTCCCTACGCCCAGGTCTCGTCCCTCGTCGACAAGGTCAACGTCGTCAACCTCAACGGCGGCGAAACGTACAAGAAGTCGTTCGTCAAATCGAACGGCATCGCCGGAACCACCCTCGAAGGTGCGGCCGCAACGGAAACCGAGCCGGCGTTCGGGTACGTGACCATCACGAAAGTGAAGATCACCGCCTACACCGAGATCACCGAGGAACTCGAGAAGCTTCCGAGCATTCCCTATCAGGCCGAAGTTCTCAAGAACATCAACGTCTCGCTCAAGAAGAAGATCTCGGAACAGATCCTTCGCGGCGCCGGGACCTCGAACACCTTCACCGGCATTTTCTGCGACACCGCCGTCGCCCTCGCCGATACCACTCCGCTCGAACTGTCGGCGATCACCGACACCACGCTCGATGACATCATCTTCGCCTATGGCGGTGACGAGGAAGTCGAAGGCGGAGCGGTGCTCATCCTGAACAAGAACGACCTCCGCGCCTTCGCCGGTCTGCGGACGTCGGAAGGTCGCAAGGTCCATACGGTCGACTTCATCAACCAGACGATCGACGGCATCCCCTACGTCATTAACTCGCACTGCAAGGCGATCGCCGACTCCGGCACCGCCGCCGGCGAGTACGCGATGGCGTACGGTGCCCTCAAGAACTACGAAGTTCCGGTCTTCTCGCCGGTCGAAATCGGCAAGTCGACCGATTACAAGTTCAAGGACGGCATCATCTGTTACAAAGCCTCCGTGTTCACCGGCGGCAACGTCGTCGGTTACAAAGGCTTCCTGCGCATCAAAAAGAAAGCGGCCTAACCCATTTATCTGTCCCTCTATTGAAATGTGAATAACCGAGTGGTACCATTTCAATAGAGGTGATTGATATGCCAGAAACTGACAACAAAAAGCCAGACATTTTTATGGAAGACATCGAGAAACAAGTAGAAGTGTTTCAACATTTTGATGAAAAAAGTTACTCGGGGAAATTCCTTGGATACATAAAGAAGATACGTTCAGGATTCTTTGGGTTTTCGTGTCTCCTTTTGCTCCTAACCATCGTTGAATTAGTAGCGGTCATCTTTGGGAGCGCCGGAACGACTTGGGACGATGTCGGATCCTCATTCATGTTCTTCGCATTGGTGACATTCCTTGGATATATCCTCATCTTCCTTCTTCAAGGCTTCAGCATCATCATCAAGAATAACGAAGATGAAGTCCTAGAAAGAATCAAACAGAACAAATAACTCGAAAGGTGCAACCGCACCTTTTTTCTTTGGAGGTAAACTGACTTGGCCATCCTAGACACTGTGAAAAAAGCTCTGCTCATTCCGATTGCGGAAACCTATGCGGACGAAGAACTGTCCTCGCATATCCAGGCATGCATCGAACTGCTTTGCAGCGTCGGGGTGGCCGAGGAAGCCCTCGGTGAGGAAGGGAGTCCGATCGTGGACTCCCTGATCCTCATTTACTGCAAGACCTTTTTCGGCTTCAAGAACGACGGATCCGTCAAGGAACTTCCGAAGAGTTTTGACATGCTGCTGTCGCAACTGGCATTGACGAAAGGAAGTAGTTCCTGATGTTTCCCGGTTCACCGAATGCTCGCCTCACCCTACTCAAACTCGATGGTGTTCAGGACGTCATCGGGAATCGGCAACTGACACTCGTCAGTTCCAAGGAAGTCATCGGGATCAACCTCTCGATCACTTCCACGGAATACTACGAAAGCAAGAAGTCCGACATGCGCATTGATGTCGCGTCGAAGATTCAGAGTTTCCTCTTTGACGGAAGCCGACATGCGATGATCGATGATACCATCTACAAGATCGAACGCACCTACGTGAGCGGTCAGTTCATCGAACTCTACTTGGTGGAAACCAAGATCAAGCGAGGGGATATCATTGGTCTCCTTGGATGAGCTCGGGTTCAAAATCGGTGAACTCGTCGAAGAGTACACCGAAGATATCAAGACGGCCATGGAAAAGGTCCTCGACCAGACATCTCAGAAAGTGCTCGACTACATTCAAGAGAAAGCACCAAGAAGTGGCCATGCCAATGGTTTCGCCGATTCCTTCGTCGCCTTGTCCATCGGTAGTGGCATCACCAAGACCATCGCCATCTATTCCGAGAAGAAAGGTCGCCTGACCCATCTCTTGGAATTCGGTTTCACGCACCGGGGTGGCAAGTTCGTCGGACCGCGTCCGTTCATGCGACCTGCCTTCGACACGTTCTCGCCAGAAATGTTCGAAGCCATCAAGGCAATCATTGAAAGGGGTGGCACTTCATGAGTCGTTTGACACAGATCTATTCGCTCCTGCAGTCGGTCCTGCCCAACAAGGTCACCTATGGAACGAACATCGTCGATGCGGTCGAACTCGATGTCTATCCCTTCATCGTCTATCAGGAGATCAGCAATCGTGCCACAACCTACGCCGACAATCGTCCGAGCGTGCGCATCATCACCTATCAAATCACCCTCGTCACCGAACAGAAGGATCCAGCGCGCGAAGCGCAACTCGAAGAAGTGTTGGAGAACGCTGGATACAACTATCAGATGGTGACGGAATACGTCAACGAAGACAACTCGGTCAACCGAGTCTACGAAATCAAACTGGAGGAAATCACCCATGAATAAAGTCACATTCGGTCTCACCAACGTCCACTATGCGCTCGCCACTCAAGGCGTAGACGGATCCTGGAACTTCGCGGCCCCGAAGCGTCTGGCCGGAGCCCAGGAGATCACCACCGAAGCGATCGGTGGCAGCACCCAGGTCTATGCGGACGACAAGGTCATCGCCACGCTCGTATCGAACTCGGGAACGACGGTCACGCTCAAATTCACGGAGATCGATGACGAGTTCAAAAAGGATATCTTCGGCTTCAAGACCGATACCAACGGCAACTTCGTCGAAGTCATCAACAACGAAACGAAGACCTTCGCCCTCGGCTACGAAATCCAAGGCGACATCAAGGCGCGTCGCATCTGGTACTATCTCTGCACCGCCACGCCGTCCGGGGACTCGAGCAAGTCCAAAGCCAACTCGATCTCGCTCACCATCACCGCGCGTCCGATCGAATCCGGAGACAACCTGATCCTGCGCGTGATCGCCAGTGTCGGCGACACGAACTACACCAACTTCCTGACCACGGCACCAGAACTGCCGACGTTCATCTAGTGGAAAAGACGATCAAGTTGGGGGAGAAGGAGTACCGGCTCCACTCCTCCCTTTTCACGATCATCGACTACCGCAACGTCTTCGGTTCCGAACTCTTCAGCGACATTAAGAAGCTGGAGAAGGGGAAGAACATCAAAGAAGAAGACTTCTCGCTCGTCATCGATACGATCTTCCGCATCATCTATGTGCTTCATCGCCCCTTCAGCAAAACCTCCTACAACGACTTTTTGATGTCGCTCGACTTCTCGATTCTGAGCGACACGGACGAACTCTCTGCTTTGTCAACCTCGATTGGGG